ATAGTATGCAGTATTGGTTGAGTTATATCCAAATACAGCTGAGCCAGCGAGTGTCGATGATGAATTTCTACCAACAACTGTGATATTAGTATCCCCACAATAAGCCCCACTACCAATAGCAACACTCCCAGCATACCCAGTGATAGCTGTATCGCCCTGCACACCTCCGAGTATAATCCATCCCGATTTAGCCTTATCCGTTGCAGTCAATCCGTTGAGCTGTTGCCCTACGTACATGAAGGAGACTGTGCCTTGCTTTAGGTTGAATAGGGTTGTGTCGGAGTGTTGGATTAATAAGGATGTTGCTGAAGCTGTTTTGCCAGTCGGTGTTACACCATAAAGGGAAGTAATACGAATAGTTTTACCAATATAACCACTCGTTGGCAAATTAAGACTACATGAGCCAGTATTAAAAACTATAATATTATGCTTACAATTATCCGATAATGCAGCGGATACAATATTTTCGTAAACCTCAACATCATCCGATTTCATAAATGAATTGAATGGCATTAGTAATCACCGCTCTTAGCTGTGAACTGCCATCCGCTCGCCACAGTTGTGCCCAGTACCGCTATGATTTTATACCCTGCTGGCAATGCTACATCAAAAGGGATACTAATATCTGCTGTTTCAGCCGTAGCACTTGCAGTTGTTGCTGCTAATGTTTTCTCCATAAATAGAGAATTGTTTGCGGGTGTTGCGTTGGTTAACCCGTTGTTAATGAAGAAGCGAACAACCGTTGCTACGTTAGTACCGAGCGCACGAGCCTTAATATTGTCTACCTTAGCACCATTAACTCCTGCTGTCAATAGCGTGACTACTGTACCAGTGCCGTCATAAACGTTGTTAGCCGTTGTGATTGTTCCCCACGATAAGATGGGAGTGAGTGGATATATTGCTTGAGTATTTGCAGCCATTAGAATGACCCTCCATTTTGATTGATTTGAGTGTTGAGTAAGCCGTATGGGATACTAACGTGTCGAATCTTATAATCTAAAGAGTTGACATCCAATGAGTTAGTTATCCCGACCTTAGCTTCGAGTGCCTCAATCGCGTCATTAGCATTTGCGTGTTGCAAATCATGCGGAACAGTTACACTGTCAAGATTATCAGTTGGAGTAGGATTAGTAAGCGCATCTAAGCTCGTAGGAAATGACGTTGCCATTATGAAATCCTAATTAGCCCGAGTGATGCGGTAGGTGCAGGGAATACGACTGAGAACGTCCCCGCTGTTGCAGTAATATCCGCTCCAAAGTCAAGTACGGCCACCGCTTTGTTTGTCTTAGAGCTATTGTAAATCAATGCCCCTCGTGCGGTAATGGTTGCCGTTGTCCATGATGGGTCGGTGAAATCAAGGATAGCCACGCCCGTATCGATTGACGTCGCAAAGCCAGTTAGTGTTAGCCCTCCCGCTGTATATCCCGTCCCGCTCACTTCATTAGTGACAGCATAAGCCGTTGTTGCAGCCGATAAAGTCGCAGCCGATGTGTAAAGTGCAATTTTGTAAGTGTCAAGATCGGTGTGAGTACCGCTAAAGAGTTCTTGAGTGTATGAGTCGCATACCGCTGATGTAATAGCCATTGAAAGCTCCTATTATTGATTAAGGTATGATAGCTTTTATGCTTCCTCTTCGTCAAATTCCACAACTGGGCGCATAGTACAGCGACACGAAATTGCCTGACCAGGTATCCCGCGCTCGCCCGTATTTTTATCAATCACGGGTAAATCATCGAACGAGTAAATATTACCGTCCATTTCGATATGGTCTTCACGCGGTTTAATTCCGCCAAATGAATGTATCCACTCGAACTTTTTAATCCCCACTTTTTTCATGCGGTCGGTGTTGATGGTATTATATGATTTGCGAGTTTGATCTAATGCGACGTTCTTCGCTTTGCGCTCCGTCATATCTCCAAACTTCTGTATTTGTGGCATTAAGTCTGCCATGCCTTGACCCGTCGTAACTGAACGTAATACTGCCCCGCCAACACGCTGTATGTACGTTTGTGGAATAGATTTAATAAGCTGTACGTTTTGAGCGATTGAAGCCTTGACTGTTTCGTGGAGGTCGGCACTCATAATCTTTGTATTGACTGTCATCCCTCCCGACAATTGCTTCATGCTTGAACCTAACGCCACTTGACTTGCTTTGTTGGTATCGTTCACCATCTTAGATGACATAAGCCCCGCAACGTCACCAAACATCTTATCGAACTTAGCAGATAAGGCGTTGATTAATATCCGAGACTGTGAAGCGATAGAAGCGTCGGTCGTAAAATAGGCTTTAGCGTCGGGTGTTGAGTAAAGCTTCTTTAATTCCCGCTCTGTTAATTTCGTCATACGATTAACGAGCTTTTTTAAGTCACGTGCGTAACGATCTCCGATTGATGCGGGATTAGCAAGGGTTGTCCCTTTGATGATATTCTTAGAGGATGTCTTCTTCAATTTCGACCTCTTCTAATTCAATACCATTGTAACCGCTTTTAGGGTCTGAGATGATACGAGCGCGAATATCTGCCCCATCAATTGCCCCCGCCATTTGTAACGCTTGGTCAGTCTGTGCTTGCTTGAGATTAATTTCTGCTTGCTCAAGTTCTGTCAATGAGTCAAGAGGATTGAATACACATTCAGTTGTAAACGGTGCGATATTAAACTTAGGAGCGATGAATGAACGAATTAATAACTCATGGTGCCTATCAATTAACGGTGCCAGATCGAATGTTTGGATGCTCTCCAACTCTTCACGGTAGCTTGCCTCTTCATACTCACCGCTCGCATTGAAACCTTTTGGAGTCGTGCCTAGCAATTTAGTGACGGGTACATTAGCGACCGACGCAACAAGTTGATACTGCGTCATAATCACGCTGTCAAGATCTCCGAGTGCCGTATCGAACTGAAGCATCTCTTCGTTGTCTTTATCGATAACCTTAATCCCGTAATTGTCACGATAATAAGCGTGTGTGTTCATCGCTGTTTCAAATGCTGCTTGATTTGCTATTGCCGCGGCTGCATCTGTCTTTAACACGTTAGTACGTTTAGTCATTACTAGCAGTGGTGCTTCGTTTGCGGTACGCTCTGCACTGTATACACGCTCGTAAATCTTTTGAGGTACAGATACGCCACCGTAAAGATAAGTAGGCTTTAGGATGTCTGGAACATCATCACCGCGCATAATAATCAAGTGCGACTTATGGATACGTTTACCCGATATATTCCAAAACATAGGTTCGTAGAAGTCCATAGCCGAAGGGTCGCCTGCTGCGCTTCCGCTTAATTCAGGTGCTACCCAGTACGGGTCGATCTGGCTAATCCCTTTGTAGCTTCCAAGTGTCACACCGTCGGCATTATATGGCTTCTCGTAATAGAGAGGGTCGGTGCTTTCGACTTTAAACATTGCAATACGAATACCGAACGTGCGGCCGAACTTTACGAACTCAAGCAAGTTTTGCTTCAATCTGAAACGATTATCGGCTTGACGGATAGCGTCTAATATTTCGGGTGAGATTTCCGTACCGTCGTTTATGGTGATCTCCCATCCCTTACGGATTGAGTCACGTGCGGGAATAGTACACGCCTTAGACACTAACCAATGTTGGGAGATCATAGCGCACGCTTGATACCCGATAAAGCCTTGGGATCCATACCAAGAGAGCTGACCCATAGGGATACCACCCATATTATAAGTCATTGACTCCTTGACGCTTGCAATACTATCCATAGTACCATCCGATACGACGAACTCATCCGCTTTCTTTTGGAACGTAGAACTCAAAGCATTTTGTAGCATCTTACGAGGACTTAATCCGACCGTGTGCTGTGTCGTGAAAAACCCCGTCGAGCTGTTCTCTTCGATAGTCTCTTCGATAGGTACTGTCTTTTTAAACCAGTTAAACATTAAGACTCCTTGTGTTGCCAAATTATAGCGAGATTGATTTTAAGTGAAAAACCCGCCCACTTTTAAATCAGCATAGGCCATAATAAATGCGTCGGCAATGTTTGGAGAAGGTACGCCCCGCTTCTTTAAATCATCTTTAGATTCTACCTTGTTTTTGTATTGTGGGTTATGGTCTCTTCTTGGGGTACATAGTTGTTCTTTTAAATCGCTCAAGCATTTAATCGAACTATCAATGGAGATAATGCGCTCAGGGTCGTATGGCAATCCTTTTGATATTGCATTGTATGTTTCCTTCATCCTATCCGCTACCAACCACCACGATTGAGCCTTAAGGTTTAAGAAAAAATCTTTGTTTTTGATTTTATGCTGATATTCTTTTTCGGGACGTAGTATCGCACCGCCCGCATCAAACTTGGTAAACTTGACTTGCACCCCCATAGTAGCGTTGAAGTTTTTAAAGTGGCTTCCCGCTGATGCCCCTACCCCGATACAGTCGTATTGAATAAGCGAGCCGTGTTCTATTGCTTGATTAAACGCTTTTAATGACGATTCCATTAGTTCATCTTCTTTTGCCTTCCACTCTCGCACCTCGACCGCTAAAATTCCTTTAGTCAGTACCGTCGCGTTTGTATCGTTTCCATCGTCTGCAATATCGAACCCTAACTTAGATGCGCCCGTCGGTTCAATGCCCAGCTTTAGATGAGCATCAACACACGCCTCAACCCATGACCGCTTGATAATCGATTCTTCACTATCTTCTTTTGGATGGCCTAAATAAACATGATTGTAATTTTCCTCGTCCTCTTCTTTCGCAGCAGCTATGATTTTTTTCATAGTGGATGATAGAAACGGATTCTCATCGTAATTAATATGTTTAACGATTGTATCGGGTGGAGGATTAAGCACGAAGCGTTTATAGACAAAATCGGTGACCAATGACGGGTTAAATATTATCCAACACTCAGAGCCTTCCTTTCGTATCGTAGGCTCCAATATCTCCCATTGTTCTTTAGTCAGCCCGTGACTCTCTTCGCTCCAAAGGATATCAACTGATTCAATCGATTTAATCTCGTCGGGATTACGCCATAGTCCATAAAAAAGAAACTCTGAGCCGGTAGTGTTATGCCGTATTGAGTTTTGAATAACGGTGAACTCGTCACGCATCCCCGCCTCTTCGATTTTAATCTTCAATAGGGAGTAAACCGATTCGCTTATTTTATTTTGGATTTGTCGGACACATAGAAATTTGAGGGTGTATTTTGAAGCGAGATAGATAGCAAACCCTGCCGCATCATGTGACTTAGAAGAGGCACGCCCACCTTTTAAAATCTTATTACGTGCTTTAGTAGTCCAAAATGATTTTAGAGCGGGATTAAGTTGCATCGACATCGGTATAAAAATCGTTAAGTGATCTTGTTTGGTTATTGTTTTGCACCGCGGCCGTTGCGTTGACGTTAACATCGCCTGATTTGGCGTGACGGTCATTAACTTTTAAGGTTATCGAGGCTTTATCTGCCGCATTTATAATTGATTCATAATCTTGTGGGGTGAGGTTAATAGTTTCTTTTTCAATGATAGTATCGCCCCCAATTTTTGAAGTAACCAATACCTCTTTAACTCCGATGTCTGAAATTTCTTTTAATTGCTTCAATGCCGATTCAGTAACCCCGAAACATAAATCACGGTATCTGATCTTTTCATCGGCAATATTATCCAACACATTCAGAGTTTGTGAATTTAATTGTGACTTTTTCTCTGCAACAATAACGCGAGCTTCGATATAATCGGCATTTGACCCACTTTTCCAGTTGTGAATTTTAGCCTTTTTAACAATGGTTGATCGTTCAATACCTACAAGGTCACTTATTTGCTGCGGGTTATGTTGTCCAGCTTCGTAATATGCTTTAGCTCGCTCCCATTGTTCAGCTGAATATGCCATTAGATTACCAATTTATCTTTCATCTTATTCCTCTTCCTCTTGATTTCCGCCTGGACACAATTTCCATCCGTTACTCTCGATTACTCGACTATCACCAATTGACCAAAACGAATCGTTCATCATATCCAAATCAAACTGCTTTTGTAAGCACCACTCTTTTAATTCCAAATGCTTCAATTCGTCGGCTATCAACTCAATGCGGTCAATCCATCCTACATATCGGCAAGCAAGTAGATCTCTGTAAATCTTTTCTGCCGTATCTTCTACGTTGCAAAACTCAAATATAGCCCATGCCATTACGCGCTCATCATCTAAGAAAATATCGGCAATGTCATAAAACCTTAGTTGAGTTGCTTTGCTCATCTAGTCACTTATTCCCTTTTAAGCTATACGCTTTAAGAAGCCAAAACCGCACTTTCCACTTCCTTCGGGGGAGTAGATGAGGACTCTTGTTTCGAAAGGTACTCATTCGGTTAATTGACTTCTTAAAACATATTTACTTTCCGACGGTATCAAACGATACTTTGTCAGATGCCAATCGGGGTGCGCTTTGTGTAGAGGCGTGATTGGCGTATGTGTTATTATAACACAATTTTTTAATATTTATGCAAAAAAATAGAAAAATTAATTATATTTAATTTTATCCTTCCTAAAATAAAATATAACTCCGTCCACAAGGGGGTAAACTCATTTATTTATTATTATATTAATATATACTATAATATATAATAGATAGAAAAAAGAAGAGAATCCCTACCCTATGGGGGTTTGATTGATTTTTTGTATGAATTTGTATATGAGTATATATAAAACAATTTAGGATAAAATAATAAAATAACGATTAAACTCCCATGTGTAAGCACTTTCAAGCTTATTTTAGGTGAATATAATTACAATAAAATTAAATATATTTAAAAATATGTTGCGATTATTAAAAAATTATGTTATAATTGCATCAAACAAAAAATAAGGACTAAGCAAATGAACCCATTTGAGAAAAACAAAAACCCGATCAACTTGGCGGAACATATACGTGATGCGTTTATAGATAAAAAAGCAGGTGATACTTTTGAGTTAGACATGAAAGGTTTTCATAAAAATTCAGTACGTGCGACAATTTTTATGACGGTTAAACAAAAATATAAAACCAAGATTGTAAATGGCAAAATGTACGTGTTAATGTTAGACGGTGACCGCACTAAAAAGAATGCGTAATGCTTTACCGAGAATTCAACGATTTAGGATATGCAATATTTGGTTTACATGGAGTAACAAAAGACGGATTATGTGAATGCCTTAATCCTGATTGTACGGCACTGTATAAACACCCTAGAATATCAAATTGGCAAGTCACACAACCGTGGGATGAAGACCAGCTAGAATGTATGGAGATCACGTCACAATTAGATACAGGCTACGGGGTTTTATGCAAAGGGTTAATAGTCATTGACGTAGACGCTAGAAACGGTGGGGTAGATAGCTATTCCAAACTTTTAGAACAATGCCCTGATATTTTAGAGTGCGGTTTTATTGTTGAAACGGGAAGCGGTGGAGGCTCAAAACATCTCTATTTTAAAGCTCCTGAAAATATACGCCTGAATCAGCACCATAAAGATTATATTGGTATTGACTTTAAAAGTAGTGGGTTTGTAGTAGGAGCAGGAAGTAGCCATAAGAGTGGTAACACCTATAGAACGGTTCATGGTTCACCTAGTGACATTATAGAGGCTCCTGAGTGCCTTATTGATTTATTAGAAATGAAAGACGTATATAAATCAACTTTCAACGGAGAACAATTAAGCGTTTCAGATAGCGAACTTAATGAAATGATAAATAGCATTGACCCTGACTGCGAACATGATATTTGGGTGCGCTGCGGGATGGCTATACACCATGCAACAAATGGAATAGGGTTTGATGTTTGGAACACATGGAGTGCAAAAGGTAAAAAATACCCTAACGCTGAAATATTATCAAACCGTTGGCATTCATTTGGTAAAAGTGCTAACCCCGTTTCAATCGGTACACTTATCCACTATGCAGAACAAAATGGATACACCTACCAAATTGGAGATGTTACTTTCACCTCTGAAATTGACTGGGGGGAAATCCCAGATATTCAAGAGCCAAAGCGAAAACAATATGACTTACTCAACCCCCCTGCATTAGTTGGACGAATTGCAAAATGGATTAATAGCCGTTCTATGTACCCTCGTGAAAATTTGGCGGTAGCTGCTGCACTTATGGCGGTATCAAACGCTGGGGGGTTACGCTATCGATGTGCAGAGGATGGTATAGCGGGGAATCTATTTGCGTTCTGTGTTGCTGGCAGTGGTACGGGCAAAGAGAGTATATTGCAATCACTCACTGCACTTATGAGAGAGGCGGGGATAATATCAGCTGTTCACGGTAACATTAAATCAGAACAAGAGATTTACCGTAACATTATCGACCATCAAGCCTCATTCTATACCATTGACGAAATAGGGGAAATGCTTGCAAAAATTCAAGGGGCTAGACAAAAAAGTGGTTCATCTTCATATTTGGAGGGTATTTTTGGTGCGCTAATGGGTATTTATTCAAAAGCAAACGGGATACAACTCATAACAGGGGATGCAAAAAAAGCACTTAAAAAAGAACTGCAAAATGAATACCATGCGCTTACTAGAAAGATTGATGAAAACGAGGCAAAAGATAATGATAAAGAACGCCATACACGCATTAAAAATCTTTTAATTGAAGCAGATCAAGGGATTGTTAATCCATTCCTAAACATTATCGGCTTTACTGCCCCTCAAAAATTCTCTACCCTTCTTGACCAAGATATGGCGGATAACGGGTTTTTTGCACGTGCTATTATTTTTAGAGAGTTGGAAGATAATCCAAAATACAAAGAGGATTATAAACCGCTCGATGGGGAAGATCAAGAGTTAAAAGCACTGGGGGCAATATTATCTAATATGTATCATGCAGGGCATACTTATAATGGGCGTGTTGAACTTATGGGAAAAATTGAAAAAATACCGTCCTCCATAAAAGCAAAAAACCTATTTAACCAAATACGACAAGACTTTTGGGAGATGGGAGAGGTACAAAAAGAATCTCATGGAATGGTTGCTTATACCCGCCGTGGTGCAGAGATGGTATCACGCATTGCCCTTATACTCTCAATGGGGGAACATGAACGTAATGAAGAGCATTTAATGTGGGCGTATGAACTCATCAAAGAGGATATGAAGTCCAAAATACTTATGACCAACGCAAATACAGACACCGACAAAGGAGGGGCTATTATCTCAAAGATTCTGACATACATGAGCACATCCTACGGAATAACCGTTGCGGTACTCAAAAACAAAATGAAGAATGTTAAACAAGATGTAATTGAAAAAGCATTAGATCACCTAATCGTCAAAGGTGACATACGAAAAGAAGAGGTCAAGCCAGTCAGAGGGCAACCTACTACAAAATATTTTAAGGGAATTTAACAATTTACTTGACATTATAAAAAAATTATATTATAATACTGCATAAACAAATTTTACACCTCAAAGTCGTATCTATACGGCTTGATGGTGTAAAAACCAAAAATAACAATGTTAACTTTCCCGACTAGATGCGGAAAGGTTTTTGAAGGAGAATTATATGAGTTTGCTTGAAACAATCTCAAAGCCAATTAATCGTGCGCTTATTGCGACGATCACAGGTGATGCAGGAGTAGGAAAAACAAGCCTTGCGGCAACGTTTCCAAATCCAGTATTTATACGTGGGGAAGATGGTATGCAGTCTATTGAAGAATCAGTACGCCCAGATGCTTTCCCGCTTATTTCAGACGTTAAGCAATTATGGGATCAACTAGGTGCGCTTATTAATGAGAAACACGACTATAAAACAGTTGTAATCGACTCAGTAACAGTGCTAGAACGATTGTTTACTCAATATGTAGTAGATAATGACCCTAAGCAACCAAAGAGCATTAATCAAGCTATGGGGGGATATGGAGCAGGGCTTTCAGCAGTAGGGGCGATGCACCAACGGGTACGCAAAGCAGCAGGACTTTTATGTGATAAGGGCATAAATGTTATTTTTATCGCTCATGCGGATACAACTACCATCGAACTTCCCGACGAATCGCCATATACACGCTACGATTTACGCTTGGGTAAAAAATCAATCGCACCATACACGGACGATGTGGATTTAGTTGCTTTTTTAAAGCTTGAAACATTTTTCACGAACAATGAAGGCGAACGCAAAAAAGCCAAGAGCGATGGAACACGTATTGCGATCACTTACGCAAGTGCATCAAATATCTCTAAAAACCGTTACGGAATTGAAACTGATTTAGTTGTCAAAAAAGGTGAAAACCCTTTTATTGATTTTATACCAGCGTTACAAACAAAAACAAAAAAACAAGGATAAATTATGTCATTTTGGGCAATTGAAAACAACACAGAAGCGGAAAATTTAGGTCAATTTGAGATGGGTGGAGGAGAAATCACTCCGATCCCAAACAAAACACAGGTGCTTGCGTTTATTGACGAAGTTAAGT